AGCATCCGCAGGGCATGGTGAAGGTCGCCCCCTCACCGAGGCCGAGCAGGTCAGGGCGAACATTCGCGCAGAGCTTGGCCTCGTCATCCCTGACTGAGGACACCCTCGCTTCTTGCGGTTGAACCGCACCATAAAACCGACAGGAGCTAGAGATGCCAGCAATCGGATCTGGCCTGATCTCGACGGGCGACGTTCTCCCCGACGAGAAGGTCGTGGACATGCGCGAGGACTTCTACGTCCTCGACCCGGACGAGACGCAGTACACCACCTACGTGATGAAGCAGGACAAGCGGGCGGCGACCCGCGAGATGGTCAGTTGGCTGGAGGACGAGTACATGCCGCGCCTCTCCGCCGTCGCGGGCGCCGGGTACGCGACCGGGGCCGCCGTCGCGATCACCGTCACGACCGGCCAGGGGCCGTACTTCGTGGTCGGGAACATGGTCAAGAACATGCGGACAGGCGAGGGCCTCTGGGTCACCGCCATCGCGGGCGACGTGCTCACCTGCACCCGCTCCATCGGCCGTGTCGCCGCGACGGCCGGTGTCGCCGGAGACCAGCTTCTGATCGCAGGCTCCGGGTACGCCCAGGGCGCCGACTTCCCGCAGACCGCAGTCGTCAAGCGAGTGCTCGGCTTCAACTACACCCAGATCTTCCGCAACGGGTGGAACTTCACCCGCACCGAGACGAAGATCAAGGAGTACGGCGGCGCGAACCCTGCGAAGGAGCAGGCGAAGAAGTTCGTGGAGCACAAGCGGGGGATCGAGTACAACGCCTTCTGGGGCGGCCGTGAGCAGATCGTGGACGGCGTCACCGGGGAGCCGGTCGGCTTCGCGGGCGGCCTCGATGACTTCATCACCTCGATCCGCCGGGACGTGAACGGATCGCTGACGGCCGACTACCTGGACGACTTCTTCCGTGACGCGCTCGCGCACGGTTCGAAGAACAAGGTGTTCTACGTCGCGCCGCTCTTGGCGCTCCAGATCTCCAAGATGAACCGCTCCGGCCAGGGCAGCCAGTGGCGGGCCGAGCCGGTCAACAAGGCGGGCCTCCAGGTCGACGCCTTCATCTCGGGCGCCTACGGGTACGAGATCCCGGTCGTGGTGAAGCGCGACTGGAACTCGTTCTCGACCGCAGGCAAGCAGTACGGCGGCTGGGGCTTCCTGGCCGACCACGACTACATCGCAGCCCGTCCCCTGACGGACTCCGATACTCAGCTTCTCCTCAACCGCGAGCCGCGTGGCCGGGACGCCACGGCAGGCGAGTACCTGACGGAGATGACGTGGGAGATCGGCTGGGAGTCGGTGCACGCGATCCTCTACGGCGTCGTCTAGCCGAAGAGCACAAACCGGGTTGGGCGCCCCGGCTGGCGCCCAGCCCGGTACAGCCGGATACAGCCGACAACGAGAGGACTCAGATGCGCTTCATCAGCCAGTACAAGCAGTTCGGGATGCAGGTCAGGCAGATCCGGGAGATGGTGCTCTCGACCGGGGACAGGCAGGTGCAGGTGGAGCCTCTCTACATCCAGTTCTGGCAGGGCGACATCTCCCAGGAGGAGATCGCCGCCGCCGAGGCGCACTGGGGCGTCTTCGCCGGACGCACCCTGGAGCGCGATCAGGTGACCTCCACCCCGCTGATCAGCCGCCTCGCCGCCTTCGACACCGACGCCGAGCATCACCCGTGGGCGAATGACCCGGAGGTGAAGGCGATGGTGGAGGAGGTGCTGATGAGCAAGGCCGGGGGCAGGGACTACATCTACGTCCCGAGGCAGAGGCTGGCGCCGCCGTGGCCGAGCTACGACGAGTTCAAGGGCAACCTGAACGCGCTCCTGGAGCGGATCGAGGAGGACGGCTACACGATTGAGGCCGTGCTCGCCTACGAGGAGTCGCCGGACGGCCCGCAGCGCGAGGCGCACATCTTCTTCCTCCGCGAGGAGATCCTGAAGCGGGACGCCCGCGACGAGGCCGGGGAGTTCATCCGCGCATGAGCGACCGCACCCTGAAGCCCGCAACGATCCTCTCCGTCGAGAACGACCCGGCCCGCCTCGTGATGGAGGACGGCCGGATCAGGCACGACGTTCTGATGCTGGTCGACGCGGAGACGCTGGAGCGGATGCAGCAGGGCTGGGTCTGCGCCTACTGCACCGAGCCGCTCGCGCAGTCGTTCCCGGAGGAGTGCAACTTCTGCCGCTTCCCGGTGCGCGATCAGCAGGTCTCCTACATCTCCAGGCGCTACGTCGGGGACGTGCATATCGGCTCCAAGATCAAGGTGGCCGACGAGGTCGAGCGGATGAACGAGCTTGTCGCCTACGAGAAGCGAACGGGGATCGCTCTCCCCGACTCCGTCTGGAACGGGAAAGGAGCAGCATGAAGATCAAGATGATCAACTCCGTCGGGGAGTACGTCGCGGGTCGGACCTACCGCGTCCTCGATGAGATCCCCGAGGAGGTCTCCGACCGCTTCCTCGCCGCCGGGTACGCCGAAGGCGACGTTGCGGGCGACTACGACGAGACCGAGTGGGCTGCGAAAGTCGCGGAGCAGCAGGCCCAGCACCAGACGGTGGGTGTCTGATGGCCTCCCAGCACTACAACCTGGCGCTCCAGGAGTTCTGGAAAGGCACCCACGGCGATCTCACCTCGGCCGGGATCGTCGTCAAGTGCAGGCTGATGCGCGTCTCGGCGTACACGGTCGCCCAGGCCCACCAGTTCGCCTCCTCGCTCCCGGCGGCCATCGTCACCGACGTGACGCTCGGCACCAAGACCGCGAACGGCGCAGGATCCGACCCCGGCTGCTTCGACGCCGCCGACGCCACCTTCGTCGCGATCCCGGCGGGCGCCGCAATCGACTGCCTCGCCGTCTTCAAGGACACCGGCACCCCGGCGACCTCGCCGCTCCTCTTCTACATCGACGGTTTCACCGTCACCCCGAACGGCGGGGACGTGACCGTTCAGTGGCAGAACACCAACCCGTTCATCGCCAAGTTGTAGAGGTCTAACGGTGGCCGCGTTCACCGGCAACAGCATCGTCGGACAGGTTGTTGCCGGTGACGGCCATGTCGTCAGCAGCGGTCAGCACGGTCTCGTAAGCGGCCCGACGAGCGCAGGCTCCTTCGGCTCGCTCGCGTTCAGGGTCACGCTCGGCTCGGGAGGCGTGCTCAGCGCCCAGGCGTTCGGCGCCGTCACCCCGAAGCCGAGGATCACGATCACGATCAGCGGGCGCGGGACAGCGCAGGCGTTCGGGACGGTGATCGCCTTCAGCGCCGGGAAGACGGGCGTCGTCGGTCTTGCCTCCGCGCAGGGCTTCGGAGCGCCGAGCTTCAAGACGACGGTCACGCGCACGGTCACCGGTCTTGGCTCCGCGCAGGGCTTCGGCGCGGTCACGATCACGACCAGGATCACACGGACGGTCGCCGGTCTCGGCTCCGCTCAGAGCTTCGGCTCGCTCTACTTCCGGGTCACGCTCGGGAGCGGCGGCGTGCTCTCCGCACAGGCGTTCGGTGTCGTCACCCCGAGCCGCGCCTCGCCGCAGACCGTCCAGGTCCAGGGCCTCGCGCCGCTGCTCGGGATCCGTTCCATCGTCGGAGGGGTGATTTCCGGGGACGGGCATCTCGTCGGCGGCACCGACTTCCGCTTCGGACTCGTCAGCTTCGCGCTCGGCGGCGTCAAGGTCACGGTCGGCGGGGTCGGCTCACCGCAGAGCTTCGGGCATCCGGGGATCGCCCAGTACGTCCAGGTCGACGGCGTCCAGCCGCCGCCGGAGGTTCGCTCGATTGTCGGGCAGGTGATCTCCGGCGACGGCCATCTCGTCGGGGGCTACAACCTCCGCTTCGGCTTCATCACGATCAGGACGGCGACCAGGGTTCAGGTCGCAGGGGTCGGGTCGGCCCAGAGCTTCGGCGCCCCGCACATCGCCTTCTGGCAGCCGCTGCCGGTCGCAGGGATTCCCTCGGCGGGGCTGCTCGGCGTCCCGCTCGTGTTCAAGGTCTGGGTGCGGCCGTTCGACTGCGGCCACCTCGATCTGACGCCCATAAGCTGTACCGACCTGGCCCTGGTGGAGAATGGGCAGGGTGAGTTCGTGCTCGTCGGCGCTTCCGTCTCAACCATCGACCTGACCGCCTCCTCCGAGGAGGAGATCGACCTTCAACCCGTGGGGTGTGACTGATGGCATATGCAGGACAGACATGGGTGGACGGGGTGACGCCGCTCGATGCCGTCCACATGAACGCGCTCGACCAGGGCGTCGTGAACGCGGTCGACGTGGACAACGTTGCCGCCGCCGCGAGCCAGATCGTCGCCAACAAGCTTCTCGCCACCGACGCCCAGCCCTCGTTCAGGATCAACGGGCTTGGCTCTATCGCCTGGGGGCCGGGTGGCGCGACGGCACCGGACACGAACCTGTACCGGGCGGGCGCGACCGTGTTGAAGACAGACGGGCGGATGGTTGCCGCCGAGCCGTCCTATGCGTTCCTCGCGAACCAGGCTGCGGCCGGGGGTTACGCTTTCGCGAGCTACATCGGCGCTGACGCGAACGCACGGTTCTCGGTGCTCGGTAGCAGTGGCAGGCTCGACTGGGGTGCGGGCGGCGCGTCTGCGGTGGACACGAACCTGTACCGGGCTAGTACCGCGTTCTTGAAGACGGACGGGTCGTTCGCGGCGGGCCAGTCGGTGATCGTGGACGCGGCGAACGGGTCGAACAAGCTCTACTTCGGTTCGGCACTCGACACGTATCTGAACCGTTGGACTGCGAACACGTTGAACACGCCGGGGTCGATGTACTTCGGGCTGGGGTCTCTCGCCGGTAACACCGGCATCTACTTGTACGACAACGCGGCGGCGGGTCAGCCGCGCCTGGCGATGTTCAACCACGGCTACATCATGTGGGGGCCGGGGACTGCTGGCACGGACACGAACCTGTACCGCAAGGCTGCGGCGCAGTTGCAGACGGACGGCCAGTTCTATGCGGGGGCCGATGTTGCTGCGACCGCTGATGTTTGGGGGCGGTTCCAACAGGCGACGCAGGTCAAGGCTGGCGATACCGGCTCCGGGGTGCCAGGGATCGTGTTCGGCAACGCGAGCGACACCAGCCTGTTCCGCAACGGGGCGGGGGTGCTGCGGACGCCGGGTCATCAGGAGATCGGCGGCAACCTGAACCTGTACACCGCAGGTGCCGTCCTGTACTTCACGAGCGACACGAACCTCTACCGCTCTGCCGCTGGGGTGCTCCGAACGGACGCCTACTTCAGCATGTACTACGGGATCAGCATGGATCTCGGCGGTGGCGGGGCGAAGATCTTCTTCGGTGCCAGTTCCGACACGAACATCTATCGCTCGGCCGCGAACACGCTGAAGACGGACGGCGTCATGTACATCGCGAGGGAGCTTGTCGTCGGCTCTTCCGACGCGGCAGGGGTGAAGATGTACTTCGGCTCGGCGCTCGACACGAGCCTGTACCGCAGCGCAGCGAACGCGCTCGCGACGGGCAGTTACTTCCAGCAGACCATCGCTGGGCCAGCGTCGTTGCAGTCCGCGACGATCCTGAACTTCAACGGTGTCGGCGCGAGATACCTGGAGGTCGGCGGGGCTGATTCCGGCGGCGGGGGCTACCGGATGGTGAGGGTGGCGAACTGATGAGCGTCGAGCCGTTCAAGTACCTGATCCAGGCCGTCGCAGTCGAGCGCGACGACGAGACAGGGCGGATCGTGAAGGAGCACCCCGCCCAGGTCGTGACGGTCTTCACCGCCGAGGACGCGGCACGGGCGGTGCAGGAGTTCGAAAAGACCCTGGCGGAGATGCAGAGCCAGAACGGTGACCGTCCCGAATCAATCGAAAAGGAGAGGTGAACGATGCCCGTCGACCAGGACACGACCCTGAACATCACCTGCGACAACGAAGCTTGCCCCGGCAACAGCCTGGACGCGACAGACCGGACGGGCTGGACGTTCGTCAACGCCGAGGTCTACGGCGAGCCGGGGCACCAGTTCGTCTACTGCTCCAGCGACTGCGCCGCGACCGTCGGCCCCGCGCTCGACGCGAAGCGGGCAGAGGCGGATCCGATCCTCTGATGGGCGAGTGGTGGGAGGATCCGTACAAGGGCGGCCCGCTAGTGGTCGTCCCCGGCTTCCCTCGGAACCTCTACCCGCCCGACGTGAAAGGGAAGATGCCGTCGGTGGACGGGCCGGACGTGCTCGCCTACAAGCGCACGATCTCCCGCGCCGGACGCTGGAAGCCGTGGGAGCCGTCCGCCTGGGACGACAGCTTCTCCAACGCCTTTTCACACGGAAAGGGCACCGGCAACGTCGGGGACTCCGGGGTGGCGGGGGTGCAGCGTCAGCAGGGCCTCGACCCGACCGGGTGGGTCGGGGAGAAGACGTTCAACACGCTCCGCTCGATCCGCGTCCCCGAAGGCCCGCACAAGGACGAGATGGCGATGGACGCGAACGCCGCCAACCTGATCGCGCTCGCCTACGAGCAGTTCAAGGCCCCGCCGAAAGGGGCGACTAGGGAGATGGCGCTCGCCGGGGCGGTCGACTGGCTCGGCTACAAGGAGTCGCCGTCCGGCTCCAACAACAGCCATTTCGGTGAGTGGTACGGCATGAACTACCAGCCCTGGTGCGCGATGGCGGTCACGCACTGGTTCGAAGTGGAGGGCGGAGGCAGCCCCAGCTTCGCCCGGGGATCCGCCTACTCCTACTGCCCCTACGTGCTCCATGACGCCCAGGCCGACAGGGGTGGCCTGTCGGTCACCACCAGCCCGATCCCCGGCGACGTGGTGCTCTTCGACTGGGACCACGACGGCGCCCCCGACCACATCGGGATCTTCGAAGACGGCGACAGCGGCTCGTTCAAGAGCATCGAAGGCAACACGTCCACATCGAACAACAGCAACGGGGGAGAAGTGATGCGTCGCACCCGGAAAGCAACCGACGCGAAGATCACCTTCGTCCGAGTGGAGGAACCGTGAACAGAGGGCAGATCACCAAGCGCGTCATCCAGATCCTCGGCCTGGACGACACGGTGGGCGGGGAGGAGGTCACGCTCGTCCACGACCTGATCGATGAGGGGATCCTCGACATCTCGCGCCGCACGAAGCTGAACCTGCGCTGCGTCAACCTCCACATCCCGGCCGGGAACTCCTACTTCGAACTGGACGAGGGGATCCTGACGATGATGGATCTGCGGCTGATGCCGAGCACCTCCTCCCCGAATCCGAACGGGAAGAGGATGACCCAGGCGCACGCCGACGAGGTGCTGGACGACACGTCCGGCCTCAGCTTCTCCATCGTCGGCTACAACGGCCTGCTGCTCGCGGGCGGCACCGACAGCGACCGCACGCTGAAAGCGTGGTACGTCCCTCGCCCGCTGAGGATGAGCGACGACTCGCAGTCCCCGGCGGACTCGCAGTACGGGAACCTCCCGGAGGAGTTCCACAACACGGCTCTCCTCAACTACGTCCTCTGGAACGGCGCCGACTACGGCGACGACATCACCTCCCAGTCGGGCGAGCACTACCGGATGCTCTACGAGGGCCAGGACGGGCGCGGCGGGAACCTCCAGGACATCCACAAGATGATCAACCGGCGGGCGACACCGGGCGGGCGCAGAGGCCAACTCACCGACAGCTACGTCTCCTACGACTACATCACCACCGGGGGCTTCTAGGTGCCGAAGATCGCTGAGCTTCTCGGGCAGGTGAAGGGGATGAACCAGGACTCCCCCAGGGACTCGCTCCCGAAAGGGACCGTCTGGAACATCCACGACATCCTGCCCTCCTCGCGGGGCGCGAACCTGCGCGGGCGGGGCGAGTGGCGCTTCCGCTCCACCGCCTTCCCCGGCACCAGCTACCCGGACGTGGGGATCTTCGCCAACTTCCAGAACTTCGTGTCGAATCTGCTCTTCGTCGCCAACGACGGCAACCTCTACAACGTCGACCCGAACGCCGCCGCAACGACGGCCGCAGCCCTGGTGGGGATGACCTGCCCCTCCACCCAGAACCCGGTGCAGCACCGCTTCCGGGTGATCGTCCCGAACGCCTCGGGCGCGGCTGCGGGGAAGGTGGTGACGAACGCGGGCGGATTCGCGATCACCGACCTCCCGCCCTCCGCGCTCACGGGGCGCTTCGCCACCGTGTTCAAGGACAGGTTGATCCTCGGGAACGCTGCCGGACTGGAGCAGCAGGTTGCCTTCTCCAAGGGTGGAGACCCGACCGCCGCCTGGGATCCGATCTCGATCTTCAACACCTCGCTGCCCCTCACCGGCCTCGCGGCGTTGCGCGGCTCGATCCTCTGCTTCCACCGTGGCTCGACGGAGCGCCTGCGCGGCACCACCCCGCCGGATACGACGCTCTCCAACCAGTTGGGGGACTTCGTGCTGGAGCCGTTCCCGGAGCGGATCGGCTGCGCCTCCCCGCGCTTCATCACCTACTGGCGCGAGAACGTGGTCTGGGCGGACGAGCGTGGCGTCTACATGACGGACGGATCGGTGACCACGAACCTCGCCACCACGGGCGGGATCTCGCGGGCCTGGAAGAAGCTCTGGGAGTACAACCCGACGATCCTCTCGGCAGCCATGTACGGGGACTTCTACGTCGTCTCGCTCTACCTGACGGTGGAGCCGACGAGCTACGACTCCCGCAGCGGCGAGCCGTCGCCCGACCCGCTGGCCTCCCCTCCTCTCTCCAACCGGGCCTTCACGTTCGTCTGCGACATCCCCACCCGGTCGTGGTTCACGATGGGCAACTTCAACGCCGCCACCTACGTCGCGACGCAGGGCGCT